GATTAATTAGTTTGGACCATGTATGTTAAAAATAGTATTGTATAAAATGATATACAAATTTTATTTATGAATTTATTTTCATTTTTTGAACAGTGTAAGAACGTTTGTTATATAACGATAACCGTTCTTGAAACTGACGACGAAACGCAGGATCCACAACATCCAAAATTAAAGGAGATACTGTACGTTTGCTTTTCTCTACCCGTAAAATTCGTCCAACAATTTGATCAACATCTGGTCGAGGAGTTGCAATGAGTAAAGTGTTAAGCGTTGCCACATCGAAGCCTTCCTTACACATAGCGTAAGTTGCAATTAATATCTTTTTGGTCGCACACCATTCAGCACGTACATCAGCTTTTACACCCCGGGATAATATACAGGCTTCGTCTTGGACTTCTTTCGGCAGCATATCGAACAAGGTTTTAGTATGGTCGACACGATCCGTGAGTACCAAGGTTTGTCTTTCACTATCATCATATACATCTGTTAATAATTCAACCAATAATTTATTACGAGGTTCATACTCAACTAACTTATTGACCATTAATGATGTAAACATAACCCCTTGTTGGTTATAAATGATTTCGTTGAATTTTTCATCCCCTTTATCAAATTCATAAACCTCCACAAACACTCCGGAATCGACTTTATCCGTGTTGTTAGATCGGTAGAGCATAGGACCAAGAAACCAATGAATAACGTGCATTAGATTATCTTTACGTTCCGGAGTAGCGGATAATCCTAACATATGTTTGGAGGTTAGTTTAGGAACCGCTTGAGAGAACGCTTCAGAAGCAATGTGGTGACATTCATCCACAATCACTAGTCCAATATTCTTAAACGTTTCGGCATGAATTTCTTTTAAACAAATAGATTGTAACATTCCTACCACAATATCTCTATCCTCCACTTGTTGCGTTTCGCCTTGAAACAATCCAATTCTTGCATGAGGGAGAAAATGATGAATGCGTTCAATCCATTGATCACGTAAGAAAGTGTTATGTACTAACACTAATGTAGGAACTTGAATTTGCGAGGCAATGTATAATGCACAGACCGTTTTACCACCACCGGTTTGTAAACAAATTAATCCATCGCGTGGTTCAGGAGTTAAATAAGAATTCACTACATCTTTTTGGGTATCACGCAATTGTCCAGTAAATTCCCAATGAATTGAATGCGTTTTTGCAACTTCACGATGTGTAGTTTTAAATGGACCAAATTCATTTATTCCGTAATGTTTTGGAACGTAAATGTACTCTTCACTTTCTTTATAAACGGGATATTTGGTTACAAATCTCGGGTTTACAAATACTGTAGGAACGTATGGTTTTACAGTTAATTTTGCTTTTAGTTCATGAAGATTAGGAATATCTTTTTTTGCAAGTTTATAACCGTGAATAGAGAGTGCCATGGTAATTACAGTTTATTAACTAGATATAACTATATCCATTTTTTAGGGAGCTTCACCTTCACCTTTCATACGACAGTCACCGTTACGATGTTTTACGGATCCTTCGGGGCAAGGTTGATCTATCCGTGTATCTGGATTAAACCCTTCATGTATTTTTGGTAGCACATAAACCCATACAATCAACGATGCAAGTATAAGTACCACTGTAAATGCTATATTCATATTTTTTGACTTGAAAGGTTTATAGTCACTAAACAACGTTGCACCAATTGTTACTACGAAGAATATAACTGTATATAACCAGTTCATTTATACTTTACTTAGATTTATCGGTGACCACCAACCGGAACGCAATCAGGTACACCCGTTGGACTTACTCCTGGTTTATATCCCGTTGGACATGTTGTACCATAATTACTAAACCGTTCAAAGTAACCACGAATGTTGTGCCAGTAATATCGCATAACTAACGAAGTAACTAACGCAAATATTATTGCATGAGTTAATAATATTGTGTCTTTGCTGCTTTTACCGCTTGGAAGAGTAACAACCACTCCTGGCACTAACGCATAAAAAATTAATGCGGATAACAATAAGCTAACTAAATCCATATTTATATTGTTCTACAGATGTTTTTACTTACGGACTACTTTGAGAACACGCCAAATTAAAACACTGGACACAGCGAAAAGAACAGCGTGAACCGCTAAAATAGCGGTGGAGTTACCGGCAGGAACCGTAAATAAAACTCCAGGAACAAAGACGACGAATAACGCCGCACTGACGATTAATTTGATGAGCATACCAAGCATTTTATTTCTTTACATATAAGTTTTTTTCACCCAATTACGATCGGCTTTAGCTGTTTTACTTTTGCCTTTGGCAGTACGTTTAGTATACGTAGATAACGCATTCAGTTTACGAAAGGTAGTTAACGCACCTTTACTTTTCACGACTTTACGTAGTTTTGTACGACGAGCTGTTTTAGACATAGATGGAGAATAACCCATCAATCCACCAGGTTTTAATTCACCAATACCGGGACCGTGAAGAGAAGCCCATTTTCCTTTTGCACCCATGTCTTTGATTTTTTTAGCGGGAACCCGGATTTTCATACCTCGAATATATCGCCAATGAGCACGTCGAGTTATACGACGACCACCTTGGGCAGGAGTAGTTGGTGCGCCCGGAGCAGACTTTTTAGGTGGCGGAGATAATGGTCCTCCCGGAGCAGAAGTCTTAACCGGAGCAGCAGGCGTTTCATTTCCTCCTTTTCTACGACGTTTACCACCCATATTCGCCGGATTGAAATCATTTCCCATATCCTCTACGTTAGGAGGACTAGGATCATCTAACGGAACATGTTTCTTAGCTCCACCTGTTTTTGGCATAGCACCACAAGAACTCATTTATTAGATATTTATATTCTCTTTTTGTAGAGGACATGAATTACAACCAGGTTTAGCTACTTTAATTGTATTACGAATACTGTACCCGTAAAACACCGCAGCAAGAATAATTGGAACGATAACGTATAACCACCACATTTTGTTTTTTATATAGAGTTTTAAGATTACCAACGTAACATACTTAATGGGTATTCCGTATTTATTTGCATCTTTAATCAAATCGCATACGGGTATTGTAGAAACCGTTCGTAAACATAATTGTTTAGAAGTTGATGTTTTAGGTGTAGATTTCAATTGTTTAATTCACCGTTATTTAGATGATACTAATCCAATTTTATCTGTAGTAGACGCGTTAGAATACATTGTACAACATGTTTGCAAACCTAAACATTTATTCATTGCTATGGACGGGTTAGTCCCTTATGCAAAGATGGTGAACCAACGATATCGTCGCATGAACGGTGATAAAGAAACTAATCCAGTTTTTGATCGTAACCAAATTTCACCCGATACACCTTACATGCGAAATTTAGATACAGTATTGCGTGAAAGGTTTCCTTATGCACACATAAGCTCTACTCAAGAACCAGGCGAAGGAGAACATAAATTATTTAATGATATACGAACTCTTCCCGAAAACCAACGAAGAAGTGTTTGTATATACGGATTAGATGCAGACCTTATTTTGATCAGTATTCAACATCAAAATTTAAGTTATCCTTATTCATTTTACCTTCTACGAGAAAGTGCCGAATTCAATGATCCACGATTAGCGAAAGCCGAGTTTGCTACACTATCTATTTGGAAACTCAGTCGACAGTTGCCTATGGATATTTCCCAATATATTGCGTTATCAATCATGTGTTTTGGTAATGATTTCATGCCAAGTTTAGCTATGTTTTCGTTGCGAGAAGATGGTTACGATCGTGCATTACATATTTATAATGAATGTGGCAAACCTGATTTACTAACAAAAGAAGGTCGACGTATATTTTTACAATATGCAGCAAATCAGGAAATGAATTTCTTACAAGAACGAATACCTCTACGAAGACGTCCAGAAGAGAAAGCTATTCTTGGTAAAGATGTGAATTTACTATCCAAAAAATTCGCGTTGCATTACTTAGATGGAGTTCAGGATATTGAACCAGTTGTTGAAGCCTACTGGAAAACGTTTGAATGGACATTGTATTATTTTCAAAACGGTATTCCTCTCAATTGGAATTGGGCATATCCTTATCCAGATGCTCCGTTAATTACCGATATCGTTAAATTTGAAGAACCAAAGAAAATGCGAGAATCAAAATGTCGTTATACAATTAAGCATCAACTATCCTTTATTTTACCAGTTTGTTCGCTTCAACAAGCTGAACGAAAAGTTGTTTATCCTGATGAAATATATAAAGAAACTCGTCATCCATGGATGAAAAAACATGAATGGGAAACAAAACCTCGAATATCTTTACCTTGGAATCCACAGTACGAACTAACACATGTACAACTACTGTAAAACGAATTTATTTTGAAATTAAAGAGTAATTAATAAAAAATTATTTAAGAATGCCTAATTATTACAATCCTTTAAATGTTATGCGTACTAACGCTATTAGTCAAACTCCTGAACAAAATGCATCGATGTTCTCTTACGCAAGTCAACAAACGAGTACATCAACCCAACAGACTGTAACTGGACAAGTTGTTGCGTTAGGTGATCGTCAGTATTATATCAGTTCCAATACTGCAGTGTTCGTAACTTACCCTAAAGGAAATACTTCATCTAAATAATCTCGCCTGAAATAGTGGCATTTTTTACAAAATGGATTTATTTTTAATTAAATTCAGTAATGATGAAAAAATGGCTGTACCGCTTCAACGAACAAATTGTGCTGCACTGCCAGAAATTACGGATGAAGAAGTTGAATATTTTCGTGCCGAACTCAAGTATTCGTCTACCGAAACTTTAAATAAAGTTGTACGAGGAGAAACTGACGGTATAGGCTTGATAGATAATCTAATAGAACATTCTATCCTCATGGGTGCCGATATAAATAATAGCACTCATGAAGATGGGAATACACCTTTAATCGCTGCCGTATTAAACACTAATATTGAACATATTAATTGTTTACTTTATTATGGAGCCGATGTTATGGCTACTAATGCTGAAGGTTCAACAGTATTCGATATTATAGAATACTATGAATCTGAAACGGGTGAACATTTTAGTGAACGTATTAAACGTTTACTTACGGATGCGAAAAACACCGCCCACTAAACCGATACGCATTGTCGGTGTGAATGTTGCTGCGTTAGGTTTATCTGCCCCAACGTTATAACGTCGCGGATCTTCTTCAATGAACTCGGTTACATCTGCATCAGTTCTAAACGACAAATTGGCAACTCCTTCATCTCGTATATTAAAATACTCGTTATTGATTTTCAATAACGTTTTTGCACATGAAAGAAACATGAATGCTTCACCAGTTCCTTCTCTCGCCCAGTTCTGCATTAAGTAATTAATATACGCACTTCGATAGGAACTTAACGGCGTTACTTTTTCAATTTCACGTAAACGATCTATACAGGATTGTAAAGTAGGTATAACTGGTTTATCCAAACGTCTATTCACTGTGTTGTGTGCACGGCATACGAATAAAAACAGATTATATCGACTCGCATTCCAATCGTAATGTTTACGTCTATACGTATTCAACATAGAGGTGAAATGTCCTTTACAATGAACACATGTAATGCTTTCCCGAAAGTTTTCAATAAATTTTTCAATAAGAATTCTATCTTCGGGTGTTGGATTTTCTGGATAAATTGCCGAAATTGAATGTAGTGTCATCCAGCCTAATGGACCCCAAAATTTAGTTGCCATTTCAATTATTTACTTTAACGAAACAAATCCAGCAATAGCACCGCCTTCTAACATTTCACGCATAATTGATGGCGGGGTATTAGGATTTTTTAATAACCCATTTTTTGTAACAAGTTCTTTTACTCTATCATTTGACATACCCGCTATCATTCTTCGTATAGTTTTACGATGTCTACGAACACCTTTATCTGTAATTAAACGAATAGTATGCGTTCGCATGTTCTTCTTTAACGGAGGAGGTTTTGCCGGATCGGCTACTGCTTTAATTTTGGTATTTTTTGCAGTTTTTAAAACTCCTCTAGGAAACGTTTTCATAGTCTTTCCACCCTTTTTCAAAATTGATTTAGGTTTCTTTTCTTCGGTAGAAGGTTCTTGACCAATCTTTATAATTTTAATCTGTGGCGTCTTTGTGTCCATTTTCTTATAATCTAAATAAGATTTCATTAAAAACGAATAAAGAACAGATTTACGTAGAGTAACGTTAAAACTATATCATGGAGTGGCAAGCTGTATCTTCTTACTTTTCTACTCAAGGTATCCCCAAATTAGTTGAACACCAAATTGAATCATTTGAAGATTTTATTCGTAATAAATTACCTTTAATTGTGTCTTCTACCTCTCCTATTGTTGTATGGCATGAACAAGATGAACAAACTAAAAAATATAAATATGAATTTCGTCTTAGTTTTGAAAATATTACTTATATGAAACCTCGTATTCAAGAAGCTACCGGTCGTATTAAACCTATGTTTCCTCAAGAAGCTCGTATGCGTAATTTTACGTATTCCGCTCAAATGTTCTCTGATGTACGGTTTGTTGCAAGAGTATATAAACCGACCGGAGAATTTGAAGAACAGGTAAAAATATTTGAAGGTGTTTCGCTTGGTAAAATTCCCGTTATGTTAGGTTCTAGTCTGTGTATTATGAAAGATTATCCGTTAACTAAAGAAGAAATTGGGGAATGTCCATATGATCCATTTGGATATTTCATTATTCATGGCTCTGAACGTACTATTCTGTGTCAGGAAAAAGTAGCTGATAATCGTATTATGGTTTTCTATAACAAAAAGACAGCATCAAAATATACTTATTCTGTTGAAATGAAATCCTTACATGAATCGTTTACTACTCCTCCTAAAAAATTAGAAATTCGTATATCTTCAAAATTTAATGGGTTTGGTTATCCTTTAATGATATGTGTTCCTCGTTTTCGCGAAGATATACCGTTGATGGTTATGTTTCGTGCATTAGGGTTAGAAGCTGATCAAGATATCGCTAACCTCATTTGTGCCGATAATAACCAACATCTAATGGAATGTTTATCTGCTTCATTCAAAGAATGTTCAGATATTAAAGTGTATACGCGAGATGATGCTATCACATATTTAACTCATCATTTGCAATATGGCACAACGAATGAAGACAAGAAAGCATATGTTCGTTCGATTATGGAAACTGAATATTTACCTCATGTAAAATTCGGTGGAGATCCTAGCGATACGAAAACTTACGAAGCTCGTAAATGTATCTTAACCGCTTGGATGGCCCGTCGTTTATTGATGACTGAAAAGGGGTTAATTCCTATTGATGATCGTGATGCATATCCTAATAAACGTATCGTAACTACCGGTTCGTTATTAACTCATTTATTTCGTCAACTTTTCCAAAAAGTTTGTAAAGATATTCGTAGTAAGTTCGTTCATGAAGTGAATAACGATAGCTGGAAGAAAGGTGAATTTCCTCGTCCTTTAGAAGTGTTAAACGTGAATAATTTGTACAAAATCTTGAAAGTTTCCACTATTGAAGGTAAATTGAAACAAGCATTAGCTACGGGTAATTTTACGGTTCAAGGATTAGGAACTTCCGGAGCCAGTTCAATTTCTAATGCAACAAAAGTAGGTGTTTCTCAAGTACTTAATCGTTTATCCTATTCTGCTACGATCAGCCATTTGCGTCGTATTCAAACTCCGGTGGAAAAATCGGGTAAATTATTAGCGCCTCGTAAATTACACGGTACTTCTTGGGGTTACGTGTGTCCAGTGGAAACTCCAGAAGGTCATAGTGTAGGTATTGTAAAAGCTTTATCAATGCTTACCGGTATTAGTCAACATACTCCTTCTAGTATAGCGATTAAATTACTCGAAGAACAAGAAAATGTTCATTGGATTCGTGATGTACAAGAAGTATACGCCGGAACTAGTATTGTTGTCAATGGCGTAATTGTAGCGTATACGAATGATCCGGTAAATGTTTATAAAAGTTTACGTCAAGCAAAAAGAACGTTTCAGTTACATCCGCATACTGGTGTAGCCTGGAATATTCTACAAAATTCGATCACGATTGAAAGTGATGGTGGTCGATTTGTACGTCCATTATTTCGTGTAGAAAATGGTAAATTAGTAGATTTTCCTACTAATCCTACCTGTTGGAACGATTGGTTGTCTACATGCGTTGAATATATCGATCCTTCTGAAACCGAAGTTATTCGTGTTGCAATGATGCCTAACGAAATTACGAAACAAACTACGCATTGTGAAATTCATCCTACGTTAATTTTAGGTCATATGGCAAATAGTATTCCGTTAAGTGATCATAATCAATCGCCTCGTAACACTTACCAATCAGCGATGGGTAAACAATCAATGGGTATATTTGCTCGTAATTATGCGAAACGATTAGATAAAAATGGTTACATTCTTTGCAGCCCTATGCGCCCATTCGTAGAAACTCGTAGTATGAATATTTTGAAAACTCATGAAATGCCTTCTGGTGATAATATTATTGTAGCGATCGGTATTTACGGGGGTTACAATCAAGAAGATTCCGTAATTTTGAATAAATCATCGGTTGATCGTGGATTATTTCGTACGCTCTACTATACGATCTATAAAGATGAAGAACATCGTAATGTAGCTTCGAATAAAGAAGAAAAATTCACTCGTCCGCGTCGAGAAAATACTCGTGGTTTCAAAACATCGTCTTATCATGCAATCCAGGATAATGGTGTACCTTTACTTAACGCTGAAATTAAAGAAGGAGATGTGATTATTGGTAAAGTAACAAGTATAAAAAATGATCCTAACGGTTATGCTTACCGAGATTCGTCAACTACGCATAAAAACTCAGAAACGTGTCGTATTGATGGAGTATGGCAGGATAAAAACAGTGATGGTTATCCCTTCATTAAAACTCGAGTAGTATCTGAACGTGTTCCAGAAATTGGTGATAAATTCAGTTCGCGACACGGTCAAAAAGGTACTTGCGGTATTTTATTGAACGAAGAAGATATGCCGTTCAGTGCTTCGGGATTACGACCGGATTTAATTATGAATCCACATGCGGTTCCTTCGCGTATGACGATTGCGCAATTAATGGAATGTATGTTTGGTAAAATTTGTGTAAATAAAGGAACGTTAGGTGATGGAACTCCTTATTCGCATTTACCCGTTGAAGAATTACGTCGTCAATTAACGGAATTAGGGTTACATCCGTACGGTAATGAACTTTTATACAATGGTCAAACGGGCGAAATGATTCAAGCCGAAATCTTTATGGGACCTACATTCTATCAACGTTTGAAACATATGGTTATTGATAAGAAACATAGTCGTTCTCGTGGTCCTATTGTTTCGCTTACTCGTCAACCCTGCGAAGGTCGATCGCGTGACGGTGGTTTGCGTGTAGGTGAAATGGAACGTGATTGTATGCTTTCTCATGGAGCAGCAATGTTCACAAAAGAAAGATTAATGGATGTCAGCGATCCTTTCACTACTGGTTTCTGTAAAACTTGCGGTACGTTAGCTATCGTGAACAATAAAGAAAATATATATCATTGCGGTACTTGTGGAAATCGCACTTCGTTTGAAGAAAAAACTATTCCTTACGCTGTAAAACTATGGGCTCAAGAATTAGAAGCTATGCATATTTTACCGCGCTTAGTATTTGAATAAGAGAATTACCATCACCATAAACATAACAAGGTGGTAATTCATTCGTAGGTAATGTATTAAATGCATTTTTTAATTTCGTATATGGTGGCGAGACAACTTGTAAATAAGGAAACGGTATTTGATCTCGCTCAGTGCTTGTTCGTAAAACAATAGTGGGTTTACCTAAAAAAGCAGCCTCTTCTTGAATTCCTCCGGAATCTGTAAGTAAACAAAAACAGTTTCTTACATGTTCTAAAAATTCACGATGACTACAGGGTTCCAAAAAGGTTATATTCAAATCGTAACTTTTTACTAATTTTTGAAGCTCTTTATTAGGATGCAGAAACCAGATAAATTCCTTGCTATTGTTTTCTTCACAAATCTGTTTTAAGTGCTTGACAAAATTTGGAAGGTGTTCAATATTCTCACGGCGATGAAAGGTGATGAGTACTGTGTGTCCTGGATTAACTTTCAAATTATACGATTTCACTAAATCTAAAATAGTGTTTCCTACTACATGTATAGTTCCTTGAACGTTTTCATTCTCTAGTAAAGTTTTATTTGCTTTATGCGGAACAAGATGAGTTTCAGTCATTCGTGAGATCATTTGACGATAAGCTTCTTCAGGATACGGATTGTAAATGTCATAGGTTCGCATTCCGGCTTCCAAATGAATAATTTTTACACCATTTTGAAAAGCACATAATGCTGAATAAAACGCTGTAGAAGTGTCACCTTGTACAAGAATGTGAGTAAACTGCGTTACATATTTTCCCAACTGTGATAAAATTTGCGATCCTAAAGAATCTAAACGATTTGAATTATTATTCAAAATTTGTATACAATAATCATATTCTAAATCAGGTTCAAGTATATTCTCATGTTGAGTTATACGTATTACTTTGCATTGTAAATCTTTAATTAGAGAACATACTTTCAAGTACTCTGGTCTTGTTCCGTAAACTATACAAAGTTTCATTTAGTTATAGGGAGTTTACTCTGTAAAAATGAATAGCCTAGATCATTTTTTAAAATTCAAAGATAAAATTCTCAACCAAGAACCGTTTGCCTTAATACGACCAGCAGATGGAGAATATTACGTATGCAATAATGTTTCACTTACTAACATTGATAACTGGACATTTAATCAAAACGGTTCTTTAAGAACTGATTTGATAATGTCGATCCTTAATTGCAAAGATGTATATGTAGGTATTCCTTGTCGTGATTGTAATTTAGAAATGTATGAATGGTACATGACTAACTTTGATATTCAAAATTTAACTTACGCAAACATATTTTGCAACAAAAACTGGAATTCTTTTATAAGTTTATTTACTCATAGAAATATACCTTTTTATTATATTGGTCCGTACGTTTCTAATACGGTCAACTTAAATTTAGTGGATAAATTTCACACAGATCAATATTTAGTGAACAAGTGGGATACTGAAAAAGATAAGTTTATACATTCATTAAAAGAATGGATCAAAGATAAAAAAGGTTTATTTTTATTTTCGGTTGGTCCTATTTCTAAAGTGATTATTCCTATGCTCTGGAAAGATAACCCCACAAATACATATTTAGATGTGGGATCAACTCTTGATTTATTCATGAAAGGAAATACGAACAGAGAATATGCAAATCCAAATAGTACGTTTGCTAACCAAATTTGTGATTTTAAGTATGGTCATAAGCAAGCAGAAATAACCGCTATATTAACTTTATACAAACGACCATATTGTTTAGAAAAACAGATTGAAGCTATACGTAACCAAACTATTCCACCCAAACAGATAATTCTACTAAAAAATTATTTCGAAGGAGTTGAACTTCCGCAACTAAAAGGAATAACAACGATTGATTGTAACAAGAATTTTGGTGTATGGGCTAGGTTCGCTGCATCATTATTAGCGGATACCGAATTTGTATGCGTATTTGATGATGATACAATTCCTGGTAATCGGTGGTTTGAAAATTGTGTTACATCAATGAAAAAACGTGAAGGATTATACGGAACAATTGGTGTCATTTTTCCGCAACCGAGTTATTCAATAACCTTAGATAACCGAGTTGGGTGGGATAGACCAAATACCGAAATAACGGAAGTAGATATTGTAGGACATTCTTGGTTTTTCAAACGCGAATGGTTAAATAATCTATGGCGATATACTCCAAATTATAAAGATGATTTAAAATGCGGCGAAGATATTAACTTTTCATTCTATCTGCAGCAAGTCGGTATACCTACGTTAGTACCTCCTCATCCACCAGGAGAATATGAACTGTATGGTAGCAATCCAACTACCGCATGGCAATACGGTGCAGATAATAACGCGGTATCTCGTGAACCAGCAAGCGGAGTATTATTCGATATTGCTTTAAAAGAAGCTATTCGTAAAGGTTTCAAACTTATTTGTATGAAATAATTTATGGCTGGGGATCTTCAGTACCTATTGAAGTTAGATCCTCCATAGAAGGAGATTGTTTCATTTGAACATTTCCTTTCAGCTTTAGACGAATGCAATATACGAGTGAAGATGCGCCGCATAAACCAAATAATGCATACACAAATCCTTGTAAAAGAGTATCAGCGTCCATTTACTTATAAAACGAATTGTATTATATAAATCTTTAATCCAACGAAAAATGTCGTTAGAAATCGTAATTGGTCCAATGTTTTCGGGTAAAACTACCTATGCTCTTTCCTATATACGCAGACAGCGCGCTATTAACAAAAATGTAATTGTTATCAAACCTAATATTGATATGCGATTTTCAACCGAAGATGTTATTGTAACTCATAATCGTGAACAAACTCCATGTATGACTTGGACAATAGATAAACCTCTTAAGATAACTCCTCGAATGAAAGACGCCGAATGTATTGTTATAGAAGAATCTCAATTTCTTACTAATCTTAAAGCATTTGTACACGAACTATTATTCCATCATAAAAAGAACATTTTAGTTGTTGGTCTTGATGGAGATTTTCGTCAAAATAAATTTGGTGAAATTTTAGATTGTATTCCTTTAGCCACTACCGTAACAAAATTAAATGCTCTTTGTAAAAAATGTAACGATGGGACGTTAGCTCCATACACAAAACGAGAAGATTATTCAAATACTGAACAAATTGTTGTTGGTGGACCAGAAAGGTATGTATCGGTTTGTCAAAAACATCTAACGCACATAAATTAAATGTACAAATATCTAATTGAATTCGTAGGAACTTTAGTCATTTTAACCGCGATGGTTATTACTGAAGTTGATCCAGTCATAATGGGATTGGTCTATTTTTCTACTTTTTTTATGACCAAAAATTTAAGTAACGGATATTTTAATCCATTAGGTCCATTAGTGATTATGTTATTAGGTCGTGGAGAAATGATGGATATGATCTATAATGTCGTAGCTCAAGTTTTAGCCGCTCTATCTGTTTGGGTTCTTTTTAACCCTGTAACGACTTTCATAGAGAAGATTTAATACAAATAAGAATGAGCTTATATATTTACGTAGCGGATGAAGAATTGCGAAATTTATATAGACAACACTTATCTCAAAAACATCGTTATACCGATTCAGGATTTGATATTTTGTTACCTCGACAAACTGTGACAGCTTCTAATAATCAATACATAATGGGAGACCCGGTTTATACGTCTATAATTGTTGCTGCTCTCACTGAATCCGGACATCCAGCTCCGTGTTTATTATTGCCTCGATCGTCAATTTCAAGCACTATATTGCGATTATCCAATAGTATAGGATTAATTGATATGGGATACCGGGGTGAAGTTATAGCCAAATGCGATACTGCTGGATTAGGAGTTTCAGTATACCATATTGATGAACAAGGTAAACGTTTATTTCAACTTGTTCAACATAATTTTATGCCGTGGAAAGAGATACGATTAGTGAATACAATGGATGAATTACCTAAAGCTCCTGATAATCGTGGTACTGGTGGATTTGGAAGTACTGGTCGTTAAACCATATTTCGAATTAATGTTAATGAAATAGCATCGTGAATTACGGCTCCCCAATAAGCCGAATACCATGTTGTCTTAAATCCTAAAATCATGATTGCAATTAAAACTAACGACCGCAAAAATGTGTTAACTAACAGGTTTGCCGTCGGTATGAACCAAATATCCATTTATAAAAATGGATTTATTTTTTAACCAAGTAATCATTATTAAAAATTTAAAATGTCGATGACATTAATCGGTTATACTTTCTCACATAAAGTCATTCAAACACCAGGTATTGTTCAACTTGAATGCTTTCAAGAAATGAAAATGGTGTTCGAAACTATCAAAGAAACTTACGAGGCTGCTAAAGAATATCTTACTAATTTTCGGGAATTTCAAGAAATTGAAAACTATGATGTTACGAAAGACTTCGAAATATTTACAGATAAAGATTTCGAAGGATTTGCAGCCGACTTAAATGAAGATATTGACGTTATCGTCACAAAAGATACCTGTTTGGATATTATTACGATTGAAAAGGTTTTCATGAAAAAACGTCAACCGACACAATAAATTTCGTCTTAAGGGCGGTTTTTTCCAGCGAAATATTTTTTCTCACTGTATATCATAAACAAAAATGGGTGGTGGTTTAATGCAATTAGTATCCTACGGTGCTCAAGATATTTATATCTCGGGTAACCCTCAAATTACTTTCTGGAAAGTATTATACAAACGTCATACTAACTTTGCCGTTGAATCTATTGAAGTAACCTTCAATGGTCAAGCGGATTTCAACAAACGTGTAGTTGCTGTTATCAACCGTAATGCCGATTTAATGTATAAAACTTATGTACAAGTTGTATTACCTCAAGTTGATTTAACTCCTGGTTCTTCGGGTACGTTCAACAATGCGTCCACCTTACAAGGTTTCCGTTGGTTAAGTTACATCGGTCACCGATTAATCAAACAGGTTGAAATTGAAATTGGTGGTCAACGTATTGATCGTCAATATGGTGACTGGATGCAAATCTGGACTCAGTTAAGCACTGAAGCCGGT